TAATCCTAAATCTAAATCAACAGTTTCCAAGGATGCTTGGAAAAGAATGAAAGAAGGGTTTAAAAAGAAAGCATGATTATATTTGGACACAGCCACAAAGAGTGGGTTAGAATTTTTCATAAATGGAAATGGATGATTGGTAGTTACCTACTTGCATTTATTTTAGGAGCTATAATTTTCTAATGGGATATTCTAAAGAACATCAAAATCCAAGTGGTGGATTAAATGAAAAAGGCAGAGAATATTTTAATAGAACTGAAGGCAGTAATTTAAAAAGACCAGAGAAGACAGGAACTGATGGAAGAAGGGTATCTTTCGCAGCTCGCTTTTCAAAAATGAAAGGCTCAATGAAAGATGAAAATGGAAAACCAACTAGACTTGCGTTAGCTCTTAAAGCATGGGGATTTGGAAGTAAAGAAGCTGCAGCTAAATTTGCAGCAAATAATAAAAAGGCATAGATATGTTAGACGCAAAAAAAATATTAGAAAGAATTAAAAAAGCAGAAGGTAAAAAAGAATTATGGAGAGATATTTACCAAGAGTGTTATGAATATGCTTTACCTCAAAGAAATCTTTATGATGGATATTTTGATGGTGGTACTCCTGGACAAAGAAAAATGTCAAAAGTTTTTGACAGTACAGCTATAGATTCTGCACAAAAATTTGCAAATAAAATTCAATCAGCTTTATTTCCACCATACAGAAAATGGGTAAGACTTCAGCCAGGCAACGAAGTACCAGAAGAAAGAAAATCAGAGATCCAGGTTGAGTTAGATAAAATGAATGACAAAATGTTTTCTGTATTAAGACAAACAAATTTTGATTTAGCGATTGGAGAATTTCTTTTAGATCTTTGCGTTGGTACAGCTTGTATGTTGGTATTACCTGGAGATGAAATTGAACCAATTAAATTTATTTCTGTACCACAATACTTGATTGCTTTTGAAGAAGGAGCTAATGGATCTATTGAAAATGTTTATAGAAGATTAAGATTGAAAAATGATATTATAAAAAAACAATATCCAGATGCAAAAATTCCACCAGAGTTTCAAAGAATTATTGATGAAAAACCAGATGAATATACTGAACTGTATGAAAGTACAATGTATGATGATAATGATGGTTTTTATCACTATTGTGTAATCTGGAAAAAAGGGCCAGAAAAAATTGTACATAGAACTTTTGAAACTATGCCATGGATCATAAGTAGATACATGAAAGTTTCAGGAGAAATCTATGGTAGAGGCCCATTAATTACAGCTCTGCCAGATATTAAAACACTAAATAAAACAGTTGAGCTGCTACTTAAAAATGCAAGTTTAAATATTGCAGGAGTTTATACAGCTTCAGATGATGGAGTATTAAATCCACAAACTGTAAGAATAGCTCCTGGTGCTATCATTCCTGTTGCAAGAAATGATGGCCCTACAGGCCCAAGTTTAAAACCTTTACAAAGATCTGGAGATATTAATTTATCACAGTTGGTTATAAACGATTTACGAATGAACGTAAAAAAAATCATGTTAGATGAGAGCTTGCCTCCAGATAATATGAGTGCGAGATCAGCTACCGAAATTGTAGAAAGAATGAAGGAACTCTCACAAAACCTTGGATCTGCATTTGGTAGATTGATTTCAGAGGCTGTACTCCCTTTAGTTAGAAGAACCTTAGCTGTTATGAATGATCGTGAGATCATATCTCTGCCTCTGAAAGTTAATGGATTAGAAATCAAATTGCAGCCGACTTCTCCACTAGCTCTCGCACAATCAAACGAAGAAGTACAAACTGCTATGGGTTGGATGCAAATAATTCAACAGCTAGGGCCTATGGGCCAAATGGCTGTTAGAATAGATAGGGTTGCAGATTTTGTTGCAGATAAACTTGGCATACCTGCAGAGTTAAGAACTACTCCACAGGAAAGACAAGAGATGATAGAACAAGCTCAACAACAAGCTCAAGCAGCACAAATGCAACAACAGCCAGGAGCTGAACCACAAACACAAGAAGAACAAGTGAACGCAGAAGCACAGTTAGGATAATATGGATAATTATGATGATTTAGGTTGGGAAGGTTTAGATTTCCAAAACAAAATGGAAGCTGTTGATGAACAGAAAAAAAAAGACAGTTTATATGCAAAAATTTTTAATACACCAGAAGGTAAAATTATTTTAGAAGATCTAAAATCAAGAACTGTAGATAGTCCATCCTGGTATCCAGGAGCAGATGAACATTATGGATATGTTAGAGAAGGACAAAACGCAGTTGTAAGAGAAATCTTACAAAGACTAGAACGTGCTAAACGAAACTAAATAGGAGGAAATAATGGCTGAAGAAGCACAAGCACAAACACAAGAAGAAACAAAACCAAATAATTTGATTGAAGAAGCAAGACAATCAATACCAGAAGAAGAAAAAGCTCCAGAAGATAGCGAGCCTATTTCTCATTTAACTTCTGATAAACCAGAAGAAGATAAGCTTGGAGAAGAACAAGCTGCAGATGATAAAGATGAATATGAAAGACCAGAGTATTTTCCACAAAAATTTTGGGATGAAAAAGAAGGCCCAGATATTGAGGCTTTAGTAAAATCTTATAATGAGCTGCAGAAAAAATTTAGTCAAGGTGGCCACAAAGCTCCTAAAGAATACAATACTGAATTTTTACAAGAGCAACAAGTAGATGCAAAAGAAGATCCTTTGGTAAAAGAATATACTGATTGGGCCAAGAAATATGGAATAACCCAAGAAGCTTATGAGGATCTTGCTAAAACATTTATTGACAATAATATGGCAGCAACTGAAAGAGTACAGGCAGATCTTGTAGAACAAAAAAAATTACTTGGAAATAAAGCTGACGAAAGAATAGGCTCTATTATGAAATTTGGAGATGTTCTTAAAGACAAAGGAGTATTATCAGATCAAGAGCTAGTTGAATTTGATAATATGGCAGGAACTGCATTAGGTGTTAAAGTTATTGAAAAAATAAGATCTTATTATGGCGAACAACCTATACCAACTATTGAACCAACAGAAGAATTAGGTATGTCAAAAGACGAAATTAAAGCTATGGTATCAGATCCTAAATATGGAAAAGATCCTGCATATACTTTAAAAGTTGAAAAACTTTTTGAAAAAGCTTTCCCTGGAGAATATAAACCAGGATAATACAATTTCATTATAGCTCTCAATGAAACACTAGGGTTGCACAAAACACTTGTTGCAGCCCTAGATTTTTGATATATCCAAATCAAGAAGATAACCGAATTTTTTTTGGCCTTCAGTTTTTTAGCTGTAGCCTTTTTCCAAAGACAACTACGCAAATGTGTAAATAAACAAACTAACTATGTTTAACAAAAGGAGAAAACATGGCACTAAATATAAGTAATGCGTTTGTTACTTTGTTTGATGCAGAAGTTAAGCAGGCTTACCAGGGTTCAGCCCAGTTAAGAGAAACTGTAAGACTTCGTTCTGGCCAAGGCTCCAACACTGTAAAATTTCCAAAAATTGGAAAAGGTGTAGCAACAGCTAGAATACCTCAAACAGATGTAACTCCATTAAACGTAACATATTCGCAAGTAACTGCGACTATGTCGGATTATAACGCTGCAGAATACAGCGATATATTCCACCAAGCAAAAGTTAATTTTGATGAAAGAAGGGAATTAGTAGAAGTTGTGTCTAAAGCTATTGCTAGAAGACAAGATCAACTTGTTATTGATGCTCTTGATGGTTCATCAACTTCATTAGCTGTTGCTAAAACAGTGGTAACATCTGGATCTGCTACTGCTTCTAACTTGAACGTTGGTAAAATGATTGAAGCTAAAAAGCTTCTTGATGCAGGTAACGTTCCTTCAGAAGACAGATACATGGTAATCCATGCAAATAACGTTGCAGGATTATTAGCAGATGAAAGAGCTATCTCTAATGACTTTGCAGTTAAGGCCCTATTAAATGGGGAAGTTTCTGCTATGCTAGGATTTAAAATAATCGTAGTAGGAGATAGATCTGAAGGTGGCCTACCATTATCAACTAATGACAGAACTTGTTATGCTTTCCACAAATCAGCTATGGGTATGGCTGAAGGTATGGGGATCAAAACAGAAATCAACTATGTACCAGAGAAAACTTCTTTCTTGGTTAATAGTATGTTTTCAGCAGGTGCTGTTGCGATTGATGATGAAGGTATCGTAAAAATAACTTGTGACGAAAGCTAATAGAGGAGGATAATTATGGCTTATACTAAAGCAAATCTACAGCCGATTGGTGGACAAGCTAAAGCAGGCACAGCTCCTCAAATGTGGAGTTACACTGCACCAGGCACAGATGTAATTGCTGATATTAATACAGAAGGCTACTTCAATGGAGCTGCTGATGTATTAAAAGTTGGCGATTTAATTCATGTTTGGGATGCTTCAGTACCAACATCAACTTTAGTAACTGTGTTATCAAACACAGGATCTGTTGTTGATGTATCTGATGGAACAGCTCTATCAGTAGCTGACGCTGACTAATAATAAACAGTTTGAGTTAGGGGAGATTAATTTCTCCCCTACTCTTTTTTTTAATTTAAGGTAAAAGATAGTATGGCAGCAGGAGATACAAAAGTTTCAATAGCAAATAACGCATTAACCTTATTAGGTGCTAATACTATTACTTCATTCACAGATGGATCAAAAGCTTCTGGCATAGCAAACAATATGTATGAGTTTGTTAAAAAACATACTCTTTCAATGTATCCTTGGAAATTTGGATTAAAAAAGGTTCAACTTGCTAGAGATACAGCAACACCAGTAAATGAGTGGGATTATCAATACACACTTCCAACAGATGCAGTATCTAGCTTACCTGTTGCAGTATTTTTTTCTGGAAATTCTAATGCTCCAAAAGAATTAGATTTTGAAATTTATGGAGATAAATTAGTTACAAATTCATTAACAGTTTATATTGATTATGTTTATGATGTAACAGAAGGTAATATGCCAACTTATTTTATTACTTTGTTAGTTTATCAATTAGCTTGGCATCTTGCTGAACCTATTACAGATCAAACTACAAAAGCTGATTATTGGAAAACTCATGCTTTGGGCAATCCTTCTGACCAGGGCAGAGGTGGATATTTTAGAACTGCAACCCAAATTGATGCTCAAGGACAACCACCAAATGTTATTGAGGATTATGTTTTAACGAATATAAGATAATGGCAGATAATGAGAATATTGTACGAATACAAACAAACTTCACAGCAGGGGAGTTTGATCCTTTATTAAGGGCCAGAGTTGATTTAGACCAATACAAAGCTGCTGCTAAAACTTTAACAAATGTTATTTGCTTACCTCAAGGAGCTGTAGAAAGAAGACCAGGATTACAATACATAGATACAATTCCTGCAGCAACAAATCCTCAAGATGGTGTAAGATTACAATCTTTTGAATTTTCTACTGAACAACAATACGTATTTTTATTTGTATCAAATAGATTATATATTTATAAACTTGGAGAACTTGTAACAAATATTAATGGATCTGGTAATGATTATTTGGATCTTTCTTCTACAGGTATTGCTTCATCAAATTTATCAGAATTATATTTTTTACAATCTGCTGATGTTTTAATAATTTTACAACAAAATATAGAACCAGTGCAAATTACAAGAGGAGCTTCTCACAGCTCCTGGACAGTAAGCAATATATCTTTTGAGTATATTCCAAAATATGCTTTTACAGTAACAACTGCTGCAGGATCAACGTTTGCATCTCATACTCATTTAACTCCGAGTGGAATTGAAAATACTATAAGATTAACAAACAAACCAACTAATGGTATTTTTTCTGATCCAGAAAGTACGTATGTAAATCAATATATAAATGTTGAACCTTATGGAAGAATTAGAATTGTAAAAAAAATATCAAATGATGAACTTGAAGGATTTGTTGAAATACCTTTAGCATCAACAGAAGATATACCAGTTGCAGATTGGGAATTTGAAAGTGGATATGAAGATGTTTGGAGCAGCTCACGTGGATGGCCAAGATCTGGAACATTCCATGAAGGAAGATTATTTTTTGGTGGATCTAAATCTAGGCCTGCAACAGTATGGGGATCTGTAGTTTCAGATTTTTTTAATTTTAATCCAGGACAACAATTACCAGATGAAGCTGTTGAAGCTACCCTGGATACAGATGAAGTTAATGCAATTAACTCTATTGTATCAAATAGAGATTTATTAGTATTTACTTCTGGTGGAGAATTTTTTGTACCACAAGGAAGTTTAGATCCTATTGAACCAACTAATATAATTTTTAAAGTTACAACAAGAACAGGATCAAAAGCTCTAAAACCAATATCAACAGAAAATGCAACTTATTTTATACAAAAACAAGGTAATCAATTAATAGAATATGTTTTCCAGGACACAGATGTTAATTATAGATCTCAAAATTTTTCATTGTTTTCATCTCACTTGGTAGATAATCCAGTTGATATAACCCATGTTAATCCTACAAGTACCAGTAGGCCTCATACAATAGTGTTAGTAAATCAAGATGGAACTATAGCTGCCTACCCATTCATTAGGTATCAGCAAGTTATATCTCCTTCTTTATGGACAACAGAAGGATTATTTAAAACAGCTTGTACAGATTTTGATGAAATTTATGTTGTAGTAAAAAGAACTATAAATGGATCAGATGTTTATCATTTAGAAAAATTTGATTTTGATTTTACAACAGATGCAGCTACACAATTTTTTGGTGCTACTTTACCTGGCACAACAAGTGTAACAGGATTAAATTATTTAGAAGGAGAAACTATAGATGTTGTTAGAGATGATTTGGCCCTGCAACAAAAGACAGTAAGCTCTGGTGGTATTACAATAGACGTAGCTCCAACAGAATATGTTGAAGTTGGAATACCTTACACTCCAATAATTGAAACTTTACCTGTAGAAACAAGATTACCAAATGGAAATGTACAAGGATTTTTAAAGAGAATTACTGAAGTAAATCTGATATTAAATAGCACACAGAGCATAAAAGTTGATACTGAAGAAGTATCATTTAGAAATTTGGAGGACTTGAGCTTGGGAACAGGAATAGAATTTTATACTGGAATTAAAACTGTACAGCCATTAAATGGATTTACAGAAGAAAGTACATTAACAATAACACAAACTAAACCTCTATTTTTTACATTGTTGGGAATAGAGTACAAGGTAAGTATATAGGAGGATAAATGGCACAATACGTAGCAGCAGGAGCAGCAGTATTTTCAGCAGTAGCTCAATACAGAGCAGCTCAAGCAACAGAATTACAATATCAAGCTAAAGCAAAACAAGAAGAATTAAAAGGCAGAATAGCTGCTGTCCAGGCGAAAGAGGATGGAATAAAAGCTTTAGAAAACACTATTGAACAAATGGCATACAATACTGCTTTTGCAGGGTTTGGAAATACAGATCCATTCTCTGGAAGTAAGCTAGGTGTTGGAACTAAAATGGCATCTAAAGGAATTGAAGAATATAATTTGGCCCAAACTAATGCACGTATTGCAAAGAACATGGGAGAATACCAAGCAGCAATAGATAGATCTGCAGGTAAGACTGCTAAAAAATTAGGTTATGCTCAAGCAGTAGCAACATTAGGAACAGGAGTATATCAATACAATCAGTTAAGTTAATATGGCAACAAGAAAAATTACATATAAACCTTTAGGAGTAAGATTAAGATCTTTACCAGAAGTACAACAATCTGGGCTTGCTGAAACTAGACGAGGGTTATTAAATCTTTCACAGAAACTAGATCAAGTTTCTGCTTTAGGTTTTAAAGAATATGGAAAACAAAGAGCCATAGAAGGAGCTGAACAAGGAGAAACTTTTAAAGCTTACAAAGTAGAAACAGATGAGCTTGGTAATCAAAGCATTATGTTTGCTGATATGCCAGAACAAGGCACAGATCCATATAGCCAGGCTTATTATAAATCTGCACAAACTGCTGCCAAACTACAAATTAAATCTTTATTTGAAAAGAAACTTTATGATGCTTACACTTCTAACAGAACAAATGTTAATGGATTTACTAAAGCATCCCAAGATATTAAAGATGGATTGTTAGAAGCATTAAGAGAAAAAAACCCACAGCTCTATAATTACTTTGCTTATGATTTTGAACAATCAACAATTCCTTATGCTAAATCTGTTTATACAAATTGGTCAAGCAGCAAGAATGATATTGAAACTTCTATATTCATGGGAACTGTTAATTCTGGTTATGCAAACAATGTTATTAAAGGAGCTGCCAAAGGAGATGATGGCCTGGCAAAAGCAGGTTTATTTGTAAATAATTTAGTAGGAGATTTTTTTTCACTTGGGCCAAAAGATCAATTTACAGCAGGTAAATTATTTTTTGAAAAAGATGCAACAAGATTAGGAATAAAAGATAGCAAAGCTATTAGCAAAGATATTGACCATGCAAGAACAACGTTTCAAAAAATATATTTAGAGGAAACTTTTAAACAATTTAAAGGTAATGCACCTGCGTTAGTTGATGCTATTAACAATGTTAGAAATGGTACATTTAAAACAAAAGATTTTTTTAGCCCAGTTTTTTCAAAAGAAGGAACTGTTATAGGTGTTAATAATACAACTGTTGATACTATCCTAGACCAAAAAGAAAGAGAAACTTTAGCAAATGATTTATTTACAATATTTAATAATGAAACAGATAGAGTTAATAAATTATATGAGAATGATAAAAAATATTTAGATCTAGGAGCTGCACAAGAACAATCTAAAATATTATTAAAAATTATAAATTTACAAGATGTTGATCCAGGAACAGATACTTCTGGATTAGAAAATGAAATAGAAAATGATATTGAAAATTTTAAAAAAATTTATCCAACAGAAAAAGGATTAGATTTTGCTAAAACTTTACAAGAAACTTATTTTAACAGATATAATGCAGATGATGATACTCCTGGTGTAGAAAATGGTTATATGGAAGATGCAAGAAATGGGATGCTTGATACAAACGATTTATTAAAAGATAATAGATTAACAGGAAAAACAAAAGCTAAAATAATAAATTCAGCTAATTCTTATGATATTGGCGATAAACACTGGACAGATCATAATTTATACAAAGAAGGATTAAATATTGTAAATGGCCTAGAGGCAACTTCTGGTACAGGATCTGCATTGTTTTTTAGTGGAGATAATAAAAATCAAGAAAAACAAGACAAGCTTACTTTTTTATATAGAAAAACTTTTGAAGATATTATTGATACAAAAGGAATTGGTATAGGAAGAACAGGCAATAGAGTTAATCCTATGGATGTTGCTGATACTATTAAAAGATTAGACCAAGAAGGTAAATTAATTATCAATCAAACAGATTATACAAAAGCAACAAGTGGAACTGACCAGGCGACAGGTAATGCAAAAATAACACAATACAACAACATTAAAAAATTAAAAAACAATATAGAATTAAAATTAGCAAAAGAAACAGATAGTAAAAAAATAAAAGAATATGAAACAGAAATTCAAAGTTATAAAAATCAAATGAAAGAAATAGAGGATACTATTCCTGGTGGTATTGAAAATGTTGAAAACAAAGCATTTAAAATGGACAAAACAAAAGTTTATTACAAAACAGATAATGGATCTGTAGAAGAATTATCATCAAGAGTAATTTATAATTTACTTTATAAAAATAGTTATAATATTATTACAGATGTTAGAGCTGCAGAATATCAAAAAATGTTTGAAATAACAGGAAGTAACTAATGAACAGAAAAGATAAAATTATAGAAATAGAAAGCACAGAAGGTTTAGGAGATGCAGAAAGATTAATTGCTTTACATTCTTATGAAAATGAAAAATTACATCCTACTAATGTACGTTTAAGAGAAGATAAAGAAAACGCATTTAAAAATGTTGAAACTGCATACAATGAAGGAAATTATCAGGCAGCAGCTACATTAATAGAAAACAATAGAGATATATTAGATGATGAGTTTGTAAGTGAAAAAGTAGAAGAAGATAGCAAATTAGGAAAAATATTTAAAGAAGGTTATAGGATGGTTGGTACTGCAGTTGAAAGTACACTAAACAACGTTTTTGAAGTAACTGATGATATTGTAAGACTTGGAGAAAAATATGGATTACCAAATCTTTATATCCAGGTTAAAGATGGCCAAGTTAATTTTTTAACTGAAAGACCAGAAGATGTTAATGTTAGACCATTAGAATTTGTAGATGATCCAGATAGTTTAGTTGCTAATCTTGGATCTGGTTTTTTAGAATTTATGATCCCTTTTACCAGTATGTTAAAAGCTACAAAAGCTTATAAAGGTGGTAATGCTGCAACTAACGCATTAAAAGTTTATGGATCTGGAGCTGTAGCTGATTTTATGTTTTCTCCAGAATATGGAAACTTTGCAAGTTTATTAGTTGAACTTGGTGTACAAAATGAATTTGTACAATGGTTAGACAGTAGGCCAGAAAATGCAGATGATTTATTTGAAAAATTCCAAGCAAGAGGAAAACAAGTTATTGAAGGTGGAGTATTGGGAGTTATGTTTGATACAGCAATAAGAGGTATTAGATATATGAAACAATCTCCAGAGTGGGTTGCTAAAGCTAAAACTTATTTGGCAGCTAATTTTGATGAGGCAGGAGCTGCTACTTCAAACATTCCTTCATCTAGCCCTGCTGCAGAAAGATCTCTATCAGAAGCAGGATTAGAAGTTAAAACTTCTCCTACTGAAACACCATCAAGTGGAGTAAATGATTTACCATCCCAAGAAACAACAGTGCCTGGGCCAGAGAGTACAGAAACAATCTCTCCTTCAAATGATCTAGGGAATAATAGTAATTTATCTGCCATAAGTATTGAAAATAAAATATACCAAGTTGATAACGACATCAACACTTTACTTGCAAAGGCAAATGAAAACAAGCCTAAATTGAATGAAATGTTAAATAAATATGATGCAGATGTTGTTACAGATATTAAACAATTAGAAAGTATTAATACTAAATTAAAAGTTAAAAACAGAGAGCCTAAAGGATTACCAGATTATTTAAGAGCATATATGCTTACAGATAATGCTAAAATACAAGATATTTCTGCACAAATTGAAAAAGATTTAAAAATTTTGGATAAGGATTATAACAAAAAAACAAGATCTATTCACTACCAAATTGAAGTTACTCCAGGATTTACTTCTGAAGTACAATTAAGACCAAAAGAAATACATCCATTAATTACAAACCATCATAAACGTTGGTACTCATTATCTAAAAAATATGATAATACCAATGTAATTCCATTATCTTTGCAATTACAAATTTATAATGCAGAATTAAAATTGGAAGAAAACATATTAAAAATATTAGGACAGTAATATGGCACGATTTGGAAAATTTAAAGCAGAAGATTTAGCAAAAGAAGTAAAAAAGTTTTTAACTAAAGATATTCCAGAACTACAAACAGGTGCTGAAAAAACTGTAAAGACACAAGCAAAGGCCCAGGAGATTACAGGAGAAGGTGCAGGCAAAGCTCCAATAGAATTAATTGATGATAAATTTATTAAAGAATTAGAAGCTGCAGCTACTGGTAATAAATTACCACCAAGTTTATTTCCAAAAGACTTTGATAGTTACAAAAATTCACTTTGGTACAAAGTAAAAGATGAAAACGATATTGATGCTTTAATTGAAATATTAGGAAAAAAATATCAAAAAAATAAAAATAAATATCGTAGAGGAGAAGGTGGAGTATTAAAAGATGCTGTAGTTAAAGATTTAGCAGATGAGCTAAATATGAGTATTGAAACAATCCAAAACAGAAAAATTGGAGATATTTACAATGTTGAAGAAATGCTAGGTGCAATAAATTTATTAAAAGATTTTAAAGTACACTTAAAAATAGCATTAAAAAAAGCAGTATCAGAAAATGCAGGAACAAAAGAAAAAGCTTTTGCTATGCAAATGACACAAACTTATACTTCTGTACTTAACCAAGTAATGGGAGCTAGAGCAGAGCTTGGAAGATCTTTTAGAATTTTAAGAGAAATGAAAAAAGCTACAGAAACTTCAGCAAGTGAAGAACAAGCTTTAATTAACATAATGGAAAATACTGGTGGTAAAGAATTTAATGAACATAAATTAGAAGCTATTTATGGAATAATAAATTCTAATGAAGGATCTGCTGCAAGAGCTATAAAACAAATTAATCTTGCATCAACTAGAGAAATGTTATTCCAAGTTTATTATAATAATCTTTTATCTGGAATTGATACTCACATGGTTAATATGGGTGCAGGTGTATTACTTCAACACTTCCACCATTTATCAAGATTTGCAGGTGGAACAAAAGGATCAATCCATAAAATGTTAAACAAACAACATAAAGGATTAACATTTAAGAGTGCTGTTGCAGGATACTATGGATATATGCAATCAATGATGGATGGATTAAGAGTATTTTCATCATCACTTTTAACTGGTCAATCAATAGATACATTCTCTAAAGTACCAATAGATGAAGGTATGCAAGGAGGAAAGATCAATGTAAGAAATATTACCTATAATACTGTTGGAAAAGTAAATAAAAGAATGAGAGAAAGAATAGAGCAAGATCCAAGCTATCTTGCTGACAATTCCTTTTTCAAAGGAACAGATGCAGTATTAGACGCATCAACTAGATATGCTCCAAGATTTATGAAAGCTGCAGATGATATGCTTAAATTTATGTTTTATAGATCAGAGCTACACACTTATGCTTATACAAAAGCTATGGATGAAGTTGAAAATGGAATACTTGCAGATAAAGATTTTTCAAAAAGAGTAAAAGAAATTATTAATGATCCTATAAAACAAGCTCCAGATGTAAGATTAAAATCTATTGAAGCTGCAAGAGATACAGTATTACAAAGAAAACTTGATAAATTTGGTGCTGCAATCCATGCAGTTTTAAAAGAACAAACTAATTTACCTGGATCAGCAGTTTTAGGAACGTTTGCTAAAATGGTAACACCATTCTTTGGTACACTTTACAACTTAACTAAAGTTGGTGTTGAGCTAACTCCTGGTGTTAATATTGCTATGGCTAAATATTTAAAAGGCAGCAGGATGTATGAAATGTTACATTCTTCAGATCCTGTACAAAGAGATATGGCTGTTGGTCAATTAATCATGTCGCATGGTATGGTTCTTATGAGTACACTTATGGCATCACAAGGATACGTAAAAGGTGGAGATCCAATATATGGAAGTCAAAGAGATAATGATACTTTAAGATTTATGAAAACTGGGCCAGATGAGTTTTCTATTTTAGTACCTTGGTCAAGATTAGATCCAGATGGAAATTACAAAGGAGTATTGCATGATGGTAAAGATAGATCTTACCAAATCAATAGACTTGATCCTGCAGGACAATGGCTAACTATGGGATACAATTTAGCAGCTCTAGGAGAGGTTGGTTCAGAACAAGAAATTGCAGAAGCTGCTATTAAGGCAATATTATCAACTGGAGAAAAAACTTTATCATCTCCCTTTGCAGGAAATATTGCTGACTTTATAGAAATATTCTCAAGTGATTTTTCTTCTGGAAATCCAGATGTATTTACAAGAAAATTAATAAAATGGGGTGCAAGAAATGTTGCAAACTTTGTACCTACATCATCAAGAATGAGAATGAATATAGAAAAATTTGGAGATATTGATGAAAATGGAAACTTGGTTGCAAGAACAGGAGATCTGCCAGATATATTTACTGTTGAAGATCCTAATGATGGAAAGATAAAAACATTTGTGGACAATGGAGATGGTACTTATGAGATGGTTGAAAAGCCAACAGGTCTTATGGATGATGTTATTGATAATTTTAATACAGAAGTTTCTAATGAAGTTAAAAAAAGAAGGGATAGAGGAGAGTTAGAAGAAGCGATTGATTGGTGGGGAAGAACAGGAATAGAAGATCCAAGAGTTGGCCCTAATGGTATTTTATATTCTCCAGTAAAATACAGAGATATGCCATGGCAACAACAAGATC